TAGCTTACATGGTTATAAGTTAAATAGAGTGATGGATGATATTGTGCTTGCGCAATATGTAGATCTATCTGGGGATGGTAATAGTGTTGTTCGAAATGGAATTCATATACCACTATCTCAAGTTAAACGGACTTGGAGAATGGCTCGAGTAATATTAGTAGGCCCAAAATGTAAGTATACTAAGCCAGGTGATATTGTTTGTTTTCCAGACGACAAGGGTATTAAGGTTGATAATTTATCTGTTACTGGTTTTGACTCTTCTATTAGAGATTGCTTATTTTTAAATGAGGATAGGTTTTTTGGTATATGTGAAGAGATAGAACCCGATGATAGTAGGTCTAAGTAACTTAAAAATTATGCTTTTGGATAAAGTGTGTGAAGTTAAATTCGCGCGGCGCAATCCAAAGCCTGGTCGCCCGGCATCAAGAAGAATGTTGTGTACTAATAATGTTCAATTGTTAAATTCTGTCGAAGGTCGAACTGTTTTAAATTATTTACCGCCACGTCAAGCGCCTGGATATAATCCTAATCAAGAAAATTTAATTATTACATGGGATATATTAATGCAGGATTTTCGTACCATTAACTGTGATACTGTAGATTTAATAACTACCCTTGAAGCTGATGAAACATTTTGGGTATATATAAATGAGAAAATTGCTCCTATGTCAGCAGGAGAGAAAATGGCTTTTATGAATACATGAATTTTGAACTTGTAGAAAATACCTTAAAGTCTTTATTGCTTAGTACAGTAAAGATAACATCTAAAAAGAGAACATTAGGTACTGGTCAGGTTCAATTGTTTGATATTAAAGACTTTAATATCAAGCTTTTATTTACTACAGGTAAAAAATTAGAAATATTATATCCATTTAATGTTCACAGGAAAGATAATATAATTTATTTTGATTATAGACTTGAATATATTCATAGAGATGATTTGTTACGTAAACCTAGAGTTAATAGAATGATAACAAATCCCCGGAACAAGTATTGTGACTTGCTTCTTTCTATAGAACAGCTATAATAATCGAATGGATATAAAACATTTTCCTAAGGGATATGTCCCTTCGAGTAGTCAGCAATATGCAATACCTAATATCGTTGATAGCTTGAGCAAATATAAATTTATAATTGTTCAAGGCCCTACTGGTTGCGGAAAAAGTTTTATAGCTAAGACTATTGCTAATGGCTTAAACAAGCCTCCAACTCGCTTAACTAAGTTAGTTAAAAATTATACTGCGTTTGAGACTAGTTGGGAAAATGGTAAATTAGTATATGAGTATGCAGATGACTTTGCAAGTAAGAGACATGGTACATCAATATTAACTACTACTAAAGCTCTTCAAGATCAGTACACTAGAGATTTTAAAGATATAAAAACTCTTAAAGGCAAAGGGTCCTATATTTGTAATATTGACGATAGGAGTTCTGCTGACCAAGCGCCTTGTATCTTTAGTAACAAGCTTAAAAAGGAATGTTGGGATTGTAATCGTTGTGATTATTATGAAGCGAGAAATAATTCTATTAGCGCGAAAATTAGTGTAGAAAATTACTCTAGTTTCTTTTATAAGCCAGATCATTTAAAACATAGACAACTAATAGTATGCGATGAAGCTTCTGAGTTAGAAAATATTATCGTAAGTCGGTTTAGTTGTAGCATTGAACTTGGTCGCCTTAATAAGTATGGCTTTAGTTTACCACACTCTACAGATAGAAAACGGTTTTTTAATAGCCTGTGTAAGCTTCAATTAAAGCTAGAGGATAGGTATGTAGAGATACTTCGAATGTTAGATAAGCACTCCGACACAGTAGGTGACCATATTAAAAAAGAGTATAAGTTTATATCTGACCTTAAGGGAGACCTTTCATTAGTTATTGATACATGGAGTCAGTCTGAGTATATTATTAATAAGACGTATATACGTAACAAGCAATACGTACAACTAATTCCTAAAAAAGTAGATACTCTTGCACATCATATTTTTAAATATGCAGATAATATTATATTAATGTCGGCTACGTTTGTTGATTATAGATTGGTTATGAGAAATTTAGGTATACAAGAAAATGATTATAAGTATATCGACCTACCATCTAGTTTTGATTCTAGAAAATCTCCAATTTTGTTTGGTAGCTTTCATTTGAATAAAAAGAATCTAGAATATAATTTTCCAAAAGTCGTTAAGTGTGTGGAGGAGATTTTAGAAGAGCATAAAAATGAAAAGGGACTAATACACACCCAGTCTAATGTCATTACTAAGATGTTAAAGGACAAGATAGATAATGATAGAATATTGTATAGAATAAAAGGCAATAAAGATAATATAGATATATTAACAGAGCATCAAGAGACAGATCGACCTACCGTTCTAGCTAGTCCTTCAATGAGTTTTGGAGTAGATTTAAAAGGAGATGCGGCCCGGTTTTGTATTATATTAAAATGTCCATGGCCTGATTTAGGAGATGTTCGTATTAAGGAAATGTCTAAAAATAATAATAAATGGTACACTAATAAGATGTTTACTACCTTTATTCAGCAATGTGGAAGGTGTACTAGAGATGAAAATGATACTAGTGTTACGTATGTTTTAGATGCAGCTAGTATAAGAAAGTTGATTCCAACGTACCGGAATTTACTACCGATGTATTTTACAGATAGGTTTGTTTAATAAATATTTACAATGAAAAACCAATATTATGGTTTTGAGCTAAAAGATATGATAAGGCAGTTTATTACTGCCTTTAATAGTATTGTTATAAACAGGTACAATAAAGATAAGGATGTTGTTGATCAGCTTAAGGTTGGATTTTATTACGGCCCTAAAGAGAGAGCCATCCATGACATAGTTAATAAGGCTGGTTCTTTAAAGCTTCCTGTCGTCGCGATAAATTATAGCTCTATTAATAGAGACCCTGAAAGAGTCTTTAATAAGATCTCAGGGTTTTATTATAGTAAAGCTCCTACAGTTAGTGGTGGAGCGTTAGACTCAGACCATTTACCGACACCCTTACCTGTAACTGTTGGTATTAATATGTCTATAATGACAAAATTTCAAACTGACATGGATCAAATTATTAGTAATTTTGCTCCATATAATAATCCATATATAGTAATGAGTTGGAAAATACCTTCTAGTCAAGGTCTAGCTAGTAGTTATGAGATTAGATCTGAGGTTTTATGGTCAGGTGATATTGCTTTAAATTATCCTATTGAAGTATCCGGTACCCAACCTGCTAGAGTAATAGCTGATACTAGTTTTACGATCAAGGGCTGGTTGTTTAGAGGTAACACAGGTGAAGATGTTAAGAATATATTTACTATTGATCAAAACTTTGTACCAGTAAGCGCATTTAATTATGAGTAAATTTATAAAATATGATACTACATTGACTGATGTAACTTCGTTTAGTGCTAACTATGATAATAGATCTCTATCAGCAGCTCCTCAGTTTACTGGTAACCAATATAATATTACTCTCACTGACGGTTTCTCTGCAACTCATACATTACAAGGTTATAGCTTTGAGTCAATCACTGACGTAATGTTAAGTTGTACAGATAATGATCCGTTATTTACAAGTGCGTCAGGATTAACAAGTGTGAGTGCATTTAATTTTGATACTGTATCAGGCTTGTCTGCTACATATCCTGAGGTTAGTGGGTATGTTATTTCAACATCTGTATTATCGCCTTCAGGCACTTATGCCTTAAATAATTATAATACTATGTCTGTTACATTTCCTACAGTAACAGCAACTGGATCGGTTGATGTAATAGCAATTAACCCAGCCGGGTATGGAATTTTTAGTACAGATGTAGGAACAACCGGAATTACAATAAATTAAAATGCCAGACGGACAAAAAGGAACATTCGGAAGAGGATTACAGAAATTTATTTCTAATAATTTACCTTATAAATCACCTGCGGCTATTATAGATGATGTAACACAACAGAATCCAAAGTTTGAAGACTTCTATAAAGCAGGTTCAATGCGTAAAGAGCTCTTAGCCCATCACTCTATTATTGCACCCAAAACAGTTGAGTCTTCTCATCCAGTTGGATCATTCTTAGCTGACAAAGCATACAATGAATTAATGTATGCAACTTTAGATGTAGATAAGTATCGCCGAGTTAGAGATTATCGTACGATGGCTCAGTTCGCAGAAGTAGCTGATGCCTTAGATGAAATTTGTGATGAGTTCTTAAATGAAGACGAACATGGTAACATGCTTAATCTTAAAATGAGGGACCAATCAGTTCAAGATCCGCTAATTACTAAACAACTCAACGATGAGTTTAAAAAGTTTGTTAATTTGTTTGATTTTAAAGAGCGAGCCTGGGAATACGTTAGAAATTTGTTAGTAGATGGTGAGTTGTATTTTGAAAATGTTATTCATGAGAAGCATGTTAAGGAAGGTATACTGGGAGTAATACCTGTACCTACACAGGCAATTGATCCAGTGTACGACAATTTTCAACAAATGCACATTAAGGCATATTTGCTTAGAAAAGCCAAGCACCATAAAGAAGCAGAAGAGCAATACAACTCTATGCAGGATAAAGATTTTATTCCTATGGAGAGAAATCAGATTACTTATATTAACTCTGGTACTTGGAATGAGAACAAGAACTTTAGAATTCCGTTTATTGAAAATGCCCGCAGAGCGTATAGACAGTTATCCTTAATTGAGGATTCAATTATAATTTATCGACTGGTAAGAGCTCCAGAGCGTTTAGTCTTTA